AAATATGGTTTAAAACTATCTATGGTGTATAATATAATGACAACGATGGAGGAAATTAAAAGTATAACAAATGATGGCGACGTTGTTACTGATGATGGTGCGTTGGTTTTTGACCCATTTAATCCTGAAAACAGAGAGATTACATTGAACGAAGTTCAATCTATTCTAAAAACATATGGAATTACCGCCAAAGTGAATAATCTGGAACTATACAAACGTGCATTCATCCACAAATCGTATACCAAACGACCTGCTATTGAGAATACGGCGGCTAATATTACCATCGTTGATAAACCAGCCGACTGTATGGCACTTAAAACGAAATCAAACGAACGTCTTGAATTTATTGGCGATGGGGTTCTAGAATTGATTACCAAATACAATTTGTATAGGCGATTTCCAAAAGCAGACGAAGGTTTCATGACTGAAAAGAAAATCGCTCTGGTAAAGAACGAGCATATTGGTCGGCTAGCATACGATATGAAATTAAATAAATGGCTCATTATGTCACGACACGCAGAAGAAAAGAAGACGCGAACAAATCTAAAGAAACTGGGCTGTCTATTTGAAGCTTTTCTAGGGGCATTATTTCTTGATTTTAATAAAATAGATGTGAATGATGAGGACGGGTGGTTCAAGAATATATTTCATTGTGGTCCTGGGTTTCAAATGTCGCAGATATTCGTAGAGGCTATATTTGACCAACATGTTGATTTTGTAAAACTTGTCAGTACGGACGATAACTACAAAAATATCCTACAGGTGAAAATCCAGAAAGAATTTAAGACGACCCCCGACTATCTTGAAATTTCACACGATATTGATACTGGCTACGAAATGGGTGTCTATGTTTGTATTAATCAAGAGATTTATTCTGTAAACATTGAAGATGCTGTTGATTTTTCAGTATTCGGTTCATTCTATAAAATATCAGAACTAATTGAGAAGAACGAACCTATATTCGTATTTTTATCCAGCGCAACTCATAAAATTAAAAAAAAAGCCGAACAAATCGCGTGTCAAAAAGCGTTGGATATTATTGATTAGGTAAAACTTTTATATCTACTAATTTCATAGATGCAAAATGAACTTTTAGAAAAATTAAAGGTTAAGAAAACACCGAAGGCTGAAGAAGCACTCTATGTTAACATACCTAGAAAAAAAATAAAGGTCGTTGTTATCGATAATTCTAACAACAACAACAATTTTGATAGGGCAAATTTCATAAAAAATATCAAAGGAAATACACGTATAATTGTAAAGCGTGCTATAAAAAAACCAGATACTATACCGAGCGTTATTGTAGAGGATGCCGATGCTGATCCGACGGATGATGCTGGTCCTACCGAGACTCCAATTGTTAAACCTGTTAAAATTAAAAAACTTAAAATTAAAAAACTTAAAATTAAAATTAAATTAAATAGCAATGATCCTGTTGTCGCACCTAAGACGGTTGTAAGGAGGACCAAACCACCGCAGGGTATTGCGGACGCAGGACCAATTACGATGGTTGAAATCAATAACGACACAATTGCGAATAGAATTGGTCCGAAACCGGAGGTTAATAAGATCAAGGCCTCCGCATATTACCTTAACAATCGTCAAATATTTGTTAATTTCGTAACAGGTATATTCAATAAATATAAACTGGATATTGCGAGGGACAGGAAAAACATGTCGTGCGACGACACAGACGGCGACGGATTCAAACTGATGTCGCACCAGAAATTGGTTAGAGATTACATATCTCAATATACACCTTATAGAGGCGTGCTCCTTTTCCACGGACTCGGCGCGGGTAAAACCTGCTCGTCAATTGCTATTGCAGAGGGTCTTAAAACCAGCAAACAGATTATCATAATGACGCCGGCATCACTCAGTATGAATTACAAGCAGGAGCTCAAGAAGTGCGGCGACGATATGTATAAAAAGAACCAGTTTTGGGAGTTCATATATACCAATGACCTAGGCGACAACAAGAGGGAAATCATAGATTCATTGTCTCAGGTTCTATCTCTATCGGTTGATTTTATAAATAAACAGAAGGGAGCGTGGTTAATGAACGTTACCAAGTCGTCTAATTTTGATTCATTAGATTCATCGCAAAAATCAAGTCTTGATTCGCAACTAAATCAGATGATTAGTTCAAAATATAAGTTTATTAATTATAATGGATTGCGAAACGATTCGCTGCGAAAAATGACGAATAACTACACGATTAATCCATTTGACAATGCGGTTGTAATTATAGACGAGGCGCATAATTTTATAGGCCGAATAGTGAATAAAATGGGACGTGCAGATACGCTCTCCGGCAAAATGTATGAATACTTAATGAACGCTCATAATGCGAAGATGGTGCTTCTCACCGGAACACCAATTATTAACAAACCGAATGAGATTGCGATTCTGTTCAATATATTACGTGGTAAAATAAAGTCGTGGTCTTTCAAGTTGAATATTAAAAACGATAAGCGTGTAGATAAAAAGTTCTTTGAGAAAATATTTAATAGCAAGACATACGGTGGAAATATGTTGAACTTTATAGATTATAAACCTACTTCTACGACACTTATTATAACAAGGAATCCTTTCGGGTTTGTGAATAAGGTTCAGAAAGAGGATTATAAAGGCGTTCATGTCGGCGAGCGAGGCGAAGTGAGTGACGACGAATTTGTTAGTAAAATCACAGGTATTCTCTCCAAGAAGGGGTTCAAAGTAAAACCAACCGATATAAAACACGATTCATATAAGGCGCTCCCAGACACGCTTGACGAATTTAAGAAGGCATTTGTTGACGAGACGACCAACGATGTTAAAAATATGAACCTATTCAAGCGACGTATTCTTGGACTGACTTCGTATTTTAGAGATATGGAAAGTCTTATGCCTAGATACAACGAGGCGATTGACTTAATTGTTGTGAAGATTCCGATGAGCGATTTCCAGTTTACAATATATGAAGAGGCGCGAGCGAGCGAGCGAAAGACCGAATCTAATAACGCTAAAAAACAAAAGAAACAAATTTCGTCTGGACTGTTTGAAGAGTCTTCTTCAACCTACCGCATTTTCTCTAGAGCATTCTGTAATTTCGTGTTTCCTAGACCGCATATAACAAGACCTTTGCCAGACAATGTTAATGATTTGGAGGCGGCGATTGTCAAGGAGGGTGCTAGCGAGGACGCCATTGACGCGGTTACTAAGAAGGAAAAACAGAACAATGATGACGGCACATACGACCCAGACGTTGTGATAGAAAATAAAGATGATTACGGTTCGTATCAGGAGCGAATAGACGGAGCATTGGCTAAGTTGGAGAAGGACAGAGACAAATATCTCACTCCTGATGCTCTAGAAATGTATAGTCCTAAATTTCTCCATATGCTTGAAAATATACTCGATGAGGAACAATTTGAAGGGTTGCATTTAATTTACACACAATTCAGAACGCTTGAGGGAATAGGTATATTCAAATTGGTTCTGGAAACAGCTGGGTTCGCACAATTTAAAATTAAAAATGTTTCTGGATCATGGAGACTTGATATTTCAGAGGAGGATAAGGGTAAGAAGATGTTTGCGCTCTACACCGGAACAGAAACTCCTGATGAAAAGGAGATGATTCGTAATGTTTTTAATGGCGACTGGGAATCCCTACCTGTACAATTAGCAAAGGAACTGACCGCTATATCAGATACAAATATGAAGGGTGAAATTATCAAGGTTCTTATGATTACTGCCTCTGGTGCGGAAGGTATCTCTCTAAAGAACGTTAGGTATGTTCACGTCACCGAGCCTTACTGGCATCCGGTTCGTATACAGCAGGTAATTGGTAGAGCAAGACGTATATGCAGTCACAAAGATTTACCTAAAGAGCTACAGACGGTAAAGGTCTTCGTATATTTGATGGAATTTACAAAGGAACAAATAGAAAACGACGATGCTGTTGAATTGAGAATAAAGGACAAGGGGCGCGTAGACCCCAAACAGGTATTGACAAGCGACGAGGCGTTATTTGAAATTTCCACTATGAAAAAGGAACTAACAAATAAATTATTAAAAGCGGTGAAAGAGGCGTCTATTGACTGTATTATTCATTCCAGTAAGGACGATGACGAGCAATTACAGTGCTTTTCGTTTGGACAGGTAGAATCTAGTAAGTTTGCGTATGTCCCCGGAATAGAACAGGAAGAAAGCGACACGCTGGCCGACCAAAATAAAACTACCAAAATATGGAGGGCGAAGTCTTGGAAAGCCAGCGACGGAATAACCTACGCCGTTAACCCAGAAAACAATAAGGTTTACGATTTAGACAGTTATAAAGAGGGTGTTCCGATACAAGTGGGAGTTCTCACAGAGAGAAAAGAGGGTAATAAGCCTATATTCGTGTTTGAAAAATTGGTGGAGTAGACGTTATATTGTCTTGATTTTATTGTATTCAGCGTCCTCATTAAATCTTCCACTCAATACCAGCGGTTGAACAATCCTTTTTAGTAGACAACATGGAAATATTATTGATAATGTAATTACAGTATACCGAATACAACCAATACACCCTCTCCATTTTTGATTAGATATATCTATTCGTTTTTTTAATTCAATTGATATATTATCAGAATAACAGAGTATTGATTCTTTGAACTCGTCTGTTATAAGATTAATTGGTGTATTGCTAATTTCATTAATATGATAATTAACATCTTCTGGTGGTCTTATATTATTAATATTGGATATACGCGGTTTTATTTTTAATTCATTGGATGGAAAATCAGGGCGTTCTATCAAAGCCGCCGATTCACAATAACCGTACCAATATATAAGACGAAGAGTCTTATTGTCGGGTGGAGAAAGCACCATCTTGTTGGAAAATCAATATTTGGTGAAAAAACACGCGGATTGTTAATGTCGTCGGTACGAGAGTTTTTGACGGTTCTGATATATTGAGGTTCTGATGTGGTTACGATTGTTATATGTTATGGGGTCTATTTTAATTTTTTTTCTCGCATTTTTCAGTTTTGTAGCACATACTCGTCTTCGTACAAGAATACACGCAATAAAAAAAGTGTTGCTTTTGTATTGTAATTTGTCTTTTATTGTAATTTGTCTTTTATTGTTTATTTATCGTGTAAGATTATTAAATATACTATTCCAAGTAGTTTTTACATTTTCGCCATCCATATATAGTTCTGTAAACCATCTTTCTGGATCATCTTTTATCAGTTCCCAAGCCATATTACTTTTTGTAATGTTTGTGATTTTTTTGGCTGGTTTGCGGTTTTCTCGTTTATAAAGTTCTTTACACATTTTGCAAGTTTCAATTCTATCAACCACATATTTTAACTTATACAACATATGATACTTTATTTCAGACACCCCCCAAAGTGGTCTCTTCTTTCTTTTATAAAATAAGTGTGAATAATCACAATTGGGGATTATGACCTCTACGTTTATTCTGTCTAACTCTACAAATTTATAGAATACGAAGCAGGGGGTGTCTTCTTCATCTTTTCCAATATAGGGTGAAGAATATTTTGACCCATTAATTATGAACGCTTTATCTTTTTGTTGAAATAATTTGGGACATTCACTTTTCTTGACTTTCAATTTACGCTTGTGTGTTGTCAAAATTGAGTTTAAATACCGATGTTCGGTCCAGTATCCCGGATTATTGGTGATTTCAAATACAGATTTGAGTTCATCAATATAACTTGGACGAGGCATAAAACCATACACAATCGCATATTTGAGTCTGTAATCCAAATCACTCATTTTAGACCCAAGAATGTCGTTCATTTGCTCACAGATATAAGAGACCTCCATATTGCTTGTTTTATTGTTGTTGTTGAGACTGGTGAACCGATTTCAATTTTTTAACAAGGTTTTGTAGCACATACTTGGCTTCGGACATAATACACACAATAAAAAATATGTTTCTTTCGTATTGTAATTTGTTTTTTATGATTTATCTCATTTTTCTTTGGGTTTTAGAGGTCTTCCCACGAATCCGGGACATCATCCCCATCAATATCATCCGGTAAACAACCACCCATGTGCGCCTGTTGATTGGGCTGACAGGTATCACACCCCCAACACGTTGGGGGCGCAACCGTCGTCAGGGCGGCATCATCCACGAATTCACCGTAGTCTTCGGCCGCATCGTGGCGCCGAAGCACGGCGATTGGTGGAGGTGGACCAAACTCATCTATCCACCCCGCGGCTGCTGCCTGGGTTTGCGGTACAATCTTGGCGTTGGCGCGCTCCACCTTACGAATCTTGCCAAATGATTTGTTAATTTTTGTGCTGAGTGTAGTGTATTCGTTGTACATTTTTTGTAGTTTTTTGTTTTGATTGATAGAAAGACCCGAGTTTGAGTTCGTCATGCATTCGGACAGCTTGACATGAAGAATCCTAGAATCTTCCCAATCGAGAGAAGTGTGCGCTAGCGTTGTTGAAGAGAACATCCGTTGGATATCCTTCTTGAGTTTCTCTTGCTGTTGCTGCTGCTTGGGTAAGAGAGCATCCGTCGTGATACTTGGCAGGTTTCTCTGTGGAGTTTGCGTCAGAATTCTAGCAGGAGACGAGACTGGCTCTTTTCTGAGAAGAACGCAGGTCCAGACACGTTGGATTCCCTTGCGGGTCGTTTGTCGAATCACCTTGTCAGAATAGAAGAACTCTTGTTTGGTGAAATACCACACAAAGAAACACACGCATATATGTATATTCTTCTCAATATAGTTAAATGTTTTGCAATCACACCAGGACTTTAACATGGTCCTCACGAACAAGTACAACTTCCGCTCGTCTTGAATCGTTCGCGGAACTGAATCACTTGCCCGCATATTGTAGATCCATACTTGGTTCCCAACCTCGCGAGTGTCTGCCGGACGAACCTCGCTCAGACACCGAGCCATGTTATCGGAGTGTTCCTCAAAGAGACCCGACATGACACACGGAATGTATAACATCGGTTCCTTGCTTGAAACACCATGATTTGACCAGATGTTCTGTGTGGAGTTGCGGAGCATGGCCTTCCTGTCCCAAGAAGAAGTAAGTTTGAAGAAGGTTCGCGGAAAGTTCTGCGAATTCGTCGAGCTCATAGTCTTCGTGGGATTTGATTGAACAGTGGGGTAGTGAATCTTCTGTATGTTTTGCCTAAGGCGTTGCTTATAGTATGAACCAGAAGTTCATTTCAATTTTTTTTAAACACCAGAAATGAGTAATAAAAATGATAAATGAGTTCAAAAAAAAATAGGTTTACCCTGCGCCGTTGCGGATAATAATTCAATTACATCATTTGTTGAAGAGAATTTGTTAAACTCAACATTTTTAAAATAGAATGGTGAATTATAGTCAAACACTGTAAAATTTATATGTAATAAATTATTTAATGATTTATATGCATCTATTGGCGTTAAACGCTCTATTCCATTTTTCATTAAAGATACCATTTTCTTAAAATCGCTCCGTGTTTGCAATTCTTGTTTACATATCTCTTCGGCTACTAATGTTGATGAAAGTCTAAGAACTAAGACTGCACCTGCGGATGCTCCCGCAGAAGTACCATGCGCTCGGAAATATTGAATATCTGATCTTTCTCGTATTACATCAATAACACCCAATTGAAATATGTATAACCATATAGAAGATGGAAAATGAAATTAAAATACAGGATGTTTCACATCTTGAGATTGAAATTAATATAATTTTACAAAATATTAAAAATAATAATACACAATATGATTTTAATAACGAAGACGATATTGATAAAATATTATTAACTTATTTTTACGAGGAAAATAGCGATGGAGGCAAACTGGCTATATCATGGTTTAACCAGAAAGGTTGCAATGACTTCTGTAATGGTGTTAGCGATATTCAACGCGTTGTAAAACAATACTGGATGAACGAATTCAAAGAGGAGCTGTGTGATAGTTTTATTACACCACACGAAATGATTAAAACATATGTCTATTGTAAAGCGAAACAATTAATAAGATGTTAATTATAAAATTTATTTTATAATTTTATAATTTTATAATTTGATAATTATCGCGAATATTCTAAAATGAATTATTCCTTATCTTTTAAGGCTATAATGTCTCCGTTTAAAGTTGTTAGCATATTCATTATCTTCTCTTGTGAGTATTGAATCGTAGTTAATTTGTGGATTATTGTTTTTAAATTGTGTGATTCTGCTGTTTCTATTTTTATAGGTTCGCTTGATATATCAACAGACCCACCTATTACCAAATTAGTTACAAAGTTATTTGACGATGATTTATTCGTTTTTTGTGGCGGTGGTGGCGGGAAGGTGGAATTCATATCTATTTCCCTACTCGCCATTGCCTGCGACATCATAGAATCAAGATTTTTTATTGGTTCGTCTAATTTGTCTGAAAAATCTATATCTGATGGAGTTTCACGTTTCATAAATGTATCGAATTCGCTCTGTTTATTTTTAAGGCTATCTGAAAATTGTTCCCGTCTAAGACCTATTATTTCGGATGATGTTATTGGTTCTGTTTTCGTGATAGGCGATGAATTATACATTGTATTTGTCACCTCCGTAATTTTCAATATTAGACTTTTATTTTTATTTACAAGCGTTTCATTAGGTTCAGTTGAATTAATTTCCCTTACTATCTTATCAAAATTTTCCGTAATCTGCGGTTTTTGTTCGTTTGTTAATTTATTAAACGTTCCATTTTCAAGCAACATATTCCATATCATACTTTTGTTAGAATTTTCGGCAAATCCAGCCATAGTATTATCTCTATTATATTTTTATATTACTATGTTAATTGCTTTACATTTGTATTATTTACATGTCGTCATCATCGCTATCACGGTTGTCTTTACCATCGTGGTCTTTACCATCGTGGTCTAGTTCGGGATTAGAGAAGAATTTATATCTTAATGCCTGCATATCATCGTCGCTAATCCTCTTGGTAAGAAAATCAAGCGGCTTTTTATTTCCAGATACTAATTCGCTAATACAATAAAGGCAATATATACCACACTCAGTATTTTCACGTTGATGATTTTTAGTGTTTATGTGTTTTTTTAAATTCATACCCATATTGTCTGTTTGCGTCATTATTCTCTTTATTAGTGCTGATGTTTCTTTACCAGGACCGTCTCCTGTGCTATTAAAAAATAATAAATATTTGTCTTTAATATTTAGAAACATGGTTAGCCAATGTGAGCCTCCTTTATAGTGTGGATCAAGATTGAAGATAAATCCGGTCTTTTTCTTATCCCTACGTATCATATCTGCTATGTCAAAGTTACATATTTTTGGCCATACACAATCTCCATCATCCTTGCTATCAAAATCTATTGGCGATGGACCTATGAATTCAAAATCATCATATTCTTTTTCATATTGTTTCATTACCTTGGTTATATCTGTGCTATTCAGCCATTCTGTTGGATTATCAATCCATTTTTTCGGTGCTTTTGGTGCAAATGTATATATAGTAAGGTCATTAGATAGATTATTTTCCATAAACTTTTGTTTTAACCAACATTGTTCGTTGTTACATACCTCAGACATCTTATCTTTCAAAGAATTCCATATTTGACGTTCGTCGGTTGATTCTATTTTATCATCACGATGTCTATTATTCCATTCACCCTTCATATGGTGTAGCGATTTGCTATCATAACACGTGAAATCTTTCTTACTAGATGGACTACACGATACCTTCTTGAATTTTTCAGTTTTCTTATTCGTATTGTGACCCTTTGCATTGTGACCTTTTACATTGTGACCCTTTCTATTCTGGCGGGTTGTTTTATTAATATTTCGTATTTTTTTCACCATATTAGATTAATCACAGATTTTATCTTTCTTTCTTTTTTTTTTAATTCCCTTGGTTTTTAATTTATCTTGTTTTAAGTTAACACTTCGTTGTGTTGGTATGAACTTATTTTCGCTATTCGTTGTAATTTTTACAAATCCATTTAATGGATTACTACTTGGTTTATTTTTTCGCATTACACCTGTATTTGTATTGCTTATATCGAAATCATCAGTTAGTTGCGAATTGGTTTTTTCTGTATGTTCCGGATAATCCTCCTGAAGTATATCCCGCATATCTATTATTTTGCAGTGATTAATTGCTAAAGAAATAAAGTTATCAAAGGATTTATTAATATTATCATCATAACTAGTTCCAGAATATATTTCCTTTCCCATAGCCAACACCCGCTTTCTATAGAATTTCTTATCCTCTTGATTTATTTCACATACATCCATATCTTTAATTGTTTGGTAGGATGGATTGGAAAAATATTTGAGAATGTCATTATTAACAATATCATTATTTAATGTGTTAGAATTAATTGTATTATTGTTACACTGTTCCATTAAATAATTACATTTAAAAAAATATGATTATTTAAACATCTTTCATTTGCTGTCTTGTATTATTTGCGAATAAATTTCCTCCTACGTTAAAAGTATTTGGATTAAACGAACCTAATTCGGGTTTACTAAATAAGTCGGTAAACGGTTGCGTTTCATTTCGCCCACCTACATTCACATTATATAGGTCGCTCTCAGAAGAAGGTACGTATACCGACTTTTCACAATTCTGGATTGCGAAAAACTGATTTCTTAAGGTTGATTCGTCGTTGACGTTTGATGAAAACCCACTCCAAGGTCCTCGCGCAGATCCAGGATTGAAAGTTTCTCGTGTGTTGTAAGGTATCGTTTTATTTAGCTTGACTGTGGGCTCGGTTCGTATATCCATAATAGGCATCACCGAATATTTGGTGGAAACAGGGCGAGTATTAATACATGGTTGGATTTCACCCGATGGAATATTTCTATTGAATATGCGTTTATTTAAATCTTCTACACGTTCTATCTGTTTAATAACAATCGGATATGTTTGCATAATATAATATAATATGATTAGAGATTTATTTATACATATAAAAAGAAAGTGCTATACTAAATAAATGTGCGGAATAATAGCCCTCTTGAATAACAAGACAACATTTCACAAAGATTTGATTAAATCTGCGTTTGATAAATTAAATTCGAGAGGTCCAGAAGATTCTAAAGAAAATTATTATAGTGATAAATTGTACCTTGGATTCAAAAGGCTTGCTATTAATGGATTGAATGAAGGATCTAATCAACCGATAACATTTAAGGGTATTACACTGATATGCAATGGTGAAATATATAATTATAAAGTGTTATATTCAGAGTTATATGGAGGTTATGACGTAACACCCGAGACTGATTCAGACTGTGAAATAATTATCCATCTGTATATTTTATTTGGTATCCGTCAAACGCTGCGCCTACTAGACGGGGTATTTTCATTTGTATTATATGATTGTCGTTGCGGAACAGAGGACGCTAAAGTATTTGTCGCCCGAGATCCTTTTGGCGTAAGACCGCTTTTTGTGTTTGAGCGTGATAGTATGAATGATAATCTTGTTAATCATATTAATAATAAAAACATAACCCGCGAAAATATCATTGGGTTTGCTTCTGAAATAAAGGCATTGCATCCATTTTTGTGCGATGGAACCCCTTTGGTGTGGAACAATTCGTATACAGAGTTACATAATATATCCAAAACAAATTACTCTGTTGTGCGACAATACACAATTAAACCATTCTCACCAGGAACATATTCGGAATACTCTATTGGGTTCAAGGTTAATGCTGAATGGAAAACAATTCTACAGAATAAGCGCTATATATCCTCTAACTTCCCAGCAACAATGGTTAATTTTAATTATCACAATGATTTGAATAATATATTTAACAATATAGTGTTTCATCTAGAGCAGGCGGTAATTAAGCGTATATTAAACACGTGTGAGCGACCTATTGTATGTCTGCTATCGGGTGGACTGGACAGTAGTCTAATTACCGCATTCGTTAAAAAGCACTACAGTGGCGAATTGAGAACATTTAGTATTGGAATGAAAGGTTCCGAAGACTTGGTTCGCGCCAAACAGGTCGCGGAACACCTAAATACAACCCATACGGAAATTATCGTTACTGGCGAAGAGATGTTTGATGCTATCCCAGAGGTGATTGAAAATATTGAGAGTTACGACACAACAACTGTAAGAGCAAGTGTCGGTAATTATATGGTTGGAAAATATATAGCAAATGAGACCGACGCAAAGGTTGTGTTTAACGGAGATGGTAGCGACGAACTAACAGGAGGATATTTGTATTTCTTAAAATCGCCCTCCTCAATTGAATCAGACAGAGAATGTCGGGATTTATTAGAAAATATACATATGTTTGATGTTCTTCGCTCAGACAGATGTATATCGAGACACGGATTAGAGCCAAGAACACCGTTCCTAGACAGAACTTTCGTGAATTATTATCTGAGTTTACCAATTAATCTTCGCAATCCACTAGCTTCTAATATATCAAATCTCCCAAATAGTGTATGTGAAAAACAATTATTGAGAGAAGCAATAACGCATGTATATCCTGATTTGATTCCACACGACATTATTTGGAGAAGAAAAGAGGCGTTTAGTGACGGTGTCTCTGGCGAATCTGGGTCGTGGTTTGAGATTATAAAAGATAAAGTGGAAAATATGGATCTAGTCGCTCATTCAAGCTGGACACACAATACTCCTATAACACAAGAGCAGATCTACTATCGTAAGATTTATGAGGAATATTATCCCAATACCGCAAATTGTATTCCTTATTTCTGGATGCCCAAATACGTAGATACCGATGATTGTAGTGCGCGGACACTGGATATATATAATACACCATGAAAGTTGGTTCCTTAAAATATATTAACTAATCGTCTTAGCAGAAAATAATATTATATCGTAAATATAATATGATTGGTGGTTATAAATGGTATCAACAAATATACCTATACAGCATTTACATATCGTTCTTATTATTTGGGTTAACGTTGACCGGAATTGCCGAAATAGCACCTGTTTATAGTTTAAATTTACAATTATTTTTGCGATACTATGTATGCATATTTTTAATAATTAGATTTAATCCTTATACAGTCAATGCGAAGATTTCTAAAATGGATGCGCTGATTGACAGGAAAGTAGCTTTTACTTCTGGTATATTTTTATTGCTTTCAACGTCAATAATGGACGTTATTTCAAAATACATTAACGACCGCGTAGATATACACGCATTATAACTTAGCCGTTTTATTCTTCCTTCTGCGTTTTGTATCTTTATCGTTTCCGAAAAAATCTTTAAGATGAATTAATAATTTCTTGCTTATTGTTTTATCTACCTTATGTTCAATTTCATCCTTTTTTTCAATTAAAAATCCACTTTTATTCATGTAGTTTGTTATAAAATCAACAAATTCCTTTTTATCGTTTGTTTTTAAGTTTTTAGTAAAATATATATCAGCCATTATATAATAATCTAGTGAAAACTTGTAAGGTTTTACGTTTATATAATAAACATTGTCATGTTTCATTAAAGGATACAATTGATCATCAATGAAGCATATTTGCGTATTTTCAGGTATCTTTGTACAGCGAAATAAATCACTTACGCTCTTATCGTGTGACGTTCTACATAATTCAATTTGTTTACCTCTTACTTTGAAAGCTGATATTATTTTATCAAACGTCTGTTCTTGTAATTTATAATCAAAGTATTTGGTAATCATAGTAATCCATTTTTTATTACCTTGATTATTTGTGTATATCATAATACTATCGCATTTATTTAATAAGATACTTTAATATATTGTTAATATTTGGTCTCAAAAATTCTGGAAATGTGTCAAATAACTTGAAAAATCTTCGTGTGATAATGTATCAGAACTGTATTTATTTAATGCTTCCCAAAATATACTAAGTTCTGTAAAATTACCTATTGTCTCGTCTAGATCAAATACAACAATATTATGAGACTTGTTAATTATAGACATAACAGACACAATATATAATATATAAATACAATTATTTACAAAGACTATTATTTATATAAAATTATATATATAATAGTGATGTCTTTATCACACACAGATTATTTAAATATTATGAAATTTTATAAAATTGATGTGTCTAATATGGGGGGAAAAGAGATAAAATTGGCTGCTGAAGATATATTAGCAAACAAACTATGTAAGTGTATCAAAACAATAACTCCATTATTAAAAAAAGAACAAAATGCCATCGCCGTATGTAAAAAAAGCGTATTGCATACAAAAAAAATTAAAAGTTTTGGATTTCGTTGTAAAAAGCGCGCGCGTTTTATACCGAAAAAGGGAACCAATAAAAATTTAGCAAAGTATAAAAGAGTTAGAACAAACAAAACACGTAAGAAAAAAACGAATAAGAAAAATTAAGTCTTTAAATAATCCAGTGCGGATAATAAGACATTCTCTTGGTCTGTTATTTTCTGAAAAGCTAAACATTCGTTTAGTTTGAATTGGAAAAAGAGACCCATGGTATTTCTACACACAATCAAAACATCATCCTTAACTATTTTGATATCACAAATGAGGCCTCCTGTTGTCAGCTTTAGTTCGCTATTAGTAAGATTTATCCATCTTACATATGCACCGTATTTGATATCAGGTATCTCATCTATAAATCTGTATTGTTTCAATACTTTGTTCATTTTCTTCAATTTCTCTCTAGGTAATTGTAACTTTTGAAGCATATCGTTTTTTATTTGCTGTATTGTTGCTGTATCTAAATTCATAAGACAATCGTTTTCTTCGCGTTCAAGGGATTTCATCAATAAATCAACATCTAAGCCTTCGGTCATTAATATAAGACTATAAATATAATTTTAAATTAATTATATAAATTTTATACGTATGTGTGTGTGTGAAATATACAT